GCACGGATGAAGGACTATCGAATGTTAAGAATAGAAATGTCCGTAATAACTTCCTCGTATCGTGCATGATTATTGCTAAGAAAGGAGCGCCTTCTGTTGATGTCGATGGGCAGGTGATAGAGAAGAAGATGATTGCTCCTGAAGATTTGCGAAAGTTTCAGGGAGATACTAATGGTAATAAAATTCTTTTGGTTGAGCTGGAAGAGGATGAAGATGAACCCAAAGTTGTTGCTTTCCCTACTAAAAATTATGATAAAGATTTCACGGTAACCGATGAAAGCACTGTAGAGCGGATTTATGCGCAATTTCATCAAGAGTTATTCTATGCTATTCGCATGGGTAAATTGGGTTTTTCTGGTGATGTAATGCGGGATGCCTATGAATATTATGCTGGTGAAGTAACCACAGAGCAAAGGTTCATAGAACGTGCCTTTGATCAGGTGTTCAAGTATTGGCATGAACCTGTGAATATATCACACGATTTTAGTCTAAGACCACTTAAATATATTGATTCAAATGGAACATCTGTTAACAGCTGATAATTGGAAAGAATACACGCGTGTATCATCTATTCATTTGGATAGTGCAGAGGTTGAGGTATTCATTGATGAATGTGAGCAATTATTCATTATACCGGGAATCGGAGCGGACATCTTTTTAAAGCTCGTAGGCGAAGAGTTGGACGAAAGGCAAAAACTTCTATTAGAAGGAGGTGAATATATCGATAAAGGTCAGAAAAAACACGTTTTTAAGGGTATTCGTCACACTTTGGCATATTTTGTTTACGCAAAAATGGCTAAGAATGACGGTTCTATGCTTTCAAGAGCAGGATTTCTACAACCTCAGGATGAATATGCTGCACGTATGGATGATAAAAACCGGATAAATCGGTATAATGATCTGATGAACGTAGCTGAGAGCTATTTATCTGGTGCATTGGAATACCTAAAGACATGGGATGATGTAAAGGTTAAGCCTGTTAGAGGTTCACGAGTTCGAATTATTGATATAGGGGATTAATGGATACACTTCGAATATTAAAAGAGTTGTCAACGCTAATTCGTAAAGAAACGAATTGGGGGAAAAATACGGCTGAAAGGGTTGGACGTACCCTTGTCGGAATAGTTGAACAATTGGTTGCAATGGAACCAAGTGCTCAATTTATAGATTTAGGAAGTATTCCTGAAGATGAATTTGATAATATAACGAAGCCAGGGTATTATCTGTATGCTATACAGGCGGGTAGCGGAGAGATAAAGGGCATACTCGTGGTTTCTAATGACGGGGATACCCGGCAGATACGTTATGAATATGATAGTATCTATACTCGCTCTTATCTGGATGAAGGGTGGACGGAATGGATGGACGAATTTGTCTACAAATTACGGAAGCATATTGATAATGATACGGTTTATTGGGATGACAGTAATCAAGTTATCAAAGCTAAGGGAGGTGTTTTAGAAACTATTTCTATACGAATTTCCATAAATCCGGCTAATGTTGGACAATGTACGATTTCCGCCATAGGAGATATTATAAACGTCGTGGAATCTGATGATAAAAGCAGCTACTACATTACAGCCACTAAAACAGGAACGGTAACTATTACGATTGTCCCCAAAGATGGATATCAGGTGTCAAAACTGAATGTGGATGCTGTTAGTCAAGGGGCTGTATCAGAATATATATTTGAAAACTTGGATACTGACCATACGATGTATGTGTGGATGGAGGAACAACTAATTCAGACCGACACGGACTTTCTTATTCGTAGTGACAAACCATCCGTTTATTATTCGGGACTTGGAGAATGTATTGCCGCAATAAAAGAGGATTATCCGGATAAACTCACAAAGGATATTATGATTTCCTGCGTAAAGAAGGCTACAGAGGTACGCGGGTCACAACGGAACTCAACTTATGGAATCTGGACATCTACCTTAACTGATTGGAATAAAGACAGCCTTTATACCTTAACCATCAACGGCAACGGGCTATATACCATCAATTGCAAGTGGCTCGGTGGATTGCTTTTTGAGAATGTGGACAATGTGTTTATCAAAGGTATTTCCATGCTTAATTATTGCAATTTCTCCGGTGCTGCTTCTCCTGAAGAGTTAGCGGCTATTATGGTACGTAGCAATGACGCTACGGGCAAGGTTAAGAATGTGGCTCTGCATAACTGTAAGTTCAATGGCTACTATACGGACAGTTCCGGAAAACAGTGGCACACATGGTATTGTTTGAGATTAAAAAATGTCTCTAATGCACTAATAGACTCCTGTAATTTTGATAGAGCTTCTTCGGTGGTAGTATATATGAATGGGATAGATAGTGCAGAAATAAACCGTTCTTATCTTAAAGGAGATTACTACATAAACGCTGGTGGATTAGGTCACGCAAATGTATTGTCTATTTCTGGAAATAATGCTTATTTGAAATTGGCGGATAATACTATTGACGGCACAGGCATGATTGAATACGCATGTTCTATCGGCGGAGTCAGTGAATTTGATTTGGTTAGAAATACAATTAAAAATTGTGCAGGACAGCCTTTCAGTATTTCCGGAGATATGCAGCGCTTCAATATAAAAAGTAATCTGTTCCATTCCAATATTACAGGTGGTCTGTACGCTTATGTCAGAAGAATGTTTGGTTGTTCAGGCATTAAAGAACTCAATGTTGACAATAACACTGTCTACTTTAATGGTGAGTACTCATCATCACAGGAGTTTTTATCAGGTAATTTTGAGAAGCTGGCAAATTACAATAATATCTTTATTAATAAATTAGGAAAAGCGTATGTTGCTTTCCTCAACAACAGTGGTGGTGTGAAAGAATATCTTTCAAGTAATAACATTTATGCTTCTGCATTTTGGAATAATAACCCATCGGAAAGGTTTATTAATTTTTCTCCGGTAAAAGCTGAGATTAATGAAGGTGATTATTTGGACTTTTCTTTTGAAACAAGAAAATTGGGAGAATATAAAAATCGGGGTTACGAGGCAGATTCAACCACATTGAGTAATGCCGATAATATACTGAACATTGACGAAGGAGGTACGGACTACAAACTACTGGAATCATTAAAAAATACCTATCTATCAAATAAAGAATACGCACCGGAGTTTGATATAGATTACTTACGTGCATCTATTAACAATGTGTCTCCGGGTGCATATAACCTATTTGGCGAACAATGGGATGAAACGACAGATGCCAGTACAGGGTATGAAGGTACTAATATGGCAGACCTTGAAACGTTTAGTAATTCTATTGTTTACATAGTTCCTACGGATGATATTATAACTGTAAGAGTTAATTCCAAGAATAGAAATCTTTTCATCAAGTCTCTGTTTACCTCAGATAATGGACACTCGTTCATCCGCTTTGGTCAAATAGTCACAGCATCTTTGCAATGTACATATAATGAGGAAACAGGTATGTACGTAGAAGATAACAATTACACGTTGAACATTAAAGAAGAAAGTTATGAGTAATCAGGAATATGTAAATAAGCTAATTGGTGGTATTGGACGTGTTAAATTAGCAACGAAGGTTAGCAACGCTTTTCCGCTTGTAGGTGAAACGGTTACTTTGGAAGCGGTGACAAAATGGGCACAAAAGATGTATTTTACAAAAAGAAGTACCTCTGACACTTCCATTTCTGCGGGAGAAACGATTGATAATACTTCGCAGAATACTTCGGTAACAGTTCCCGTGAGTACTGAGGGCGATTTAAGGCAAGAGGTACGGGCGGTAAATTATCGTAATGCGGAAGAATTGTTTTCCACTGTATTAGTACGTTACCTGTATGCAATGCAGAATCAGATACTTCCTTATCACGATGTCGGTGTGTCCTCAGAAATAAGCCGTACAGACCAGAATTTCACGATAAATATAATGTCGGATAATGGTTATGATTTATCACGTGAGCATACGCTTGAAGTGTTTATTCTGAAAGAAAACGGAGATAGCGGTGTTCCTGAGGATGTTATTGCTCATCGTACACAAACTGATTTCACTCTTACAGGTGGGTTACTGACTTCTACGGAAATAAATATTCCATCCCGAGGAATCTATGATGTGGAAACACGGTATTATGATACAGGTACTCAGAAGACTATCAGTAAGCGCATTAATAAACTGATTACAATAACTCCTCGTTTGGCTGCTAAACCATCGGAAGGACAGGAACCGAAAATGAGCATTGTATCTGACGGATATCCCGATGCAAAGATTGATGTTTATGAAACCGGGGTAAACGATTGCTATATGGTTTTTACTATTCCGGACACAAACTATTATAAAGATATCAATCTTGATAGCCTTCCATCCGGTTATGATGCCTATACCCTTGTATTAAAGAAAGCTGTGGAAAACGGTACTTCACGTTTGAGGTTGGCTAATACGGAGATTAAGGGTAATCCGCAGCAAAGCCCTTCCCCGCAATTTTCTGAGAATAATCCGTTGGTGGTAACTATTGACCAGAACACGCCATTGGCACTTTATGGTACAAGTTGGAATACTATATGCTTTGTTTCCATGTGGCATGTCGTATTAGATGGAAGAGGATATTACAATCTTTCTAAGGGTATTAAATTAGATCGTAATCCCGACCATAAGATTACATGGCCGGTTATTCATTTGCAAGTTCCGGACGGAAGTAAATACTTTGAAGCTTTTGAACTTGAGATACTCGCTTGTAGTTTTGCGGGTATATCTATAAAAACCGATCCGACAGCTTCTAATCCTTGGTACTGGAATGAAAATTTTGAGCTAAATAATCTTTGGCTGCATCACATGTATGTGCATGATACCGATAGTGAGGGTTGGTATATAGGCTATTATACTCCCGAAAAATCAACAGTTGTTTATACAGGCGAAACTGTTACATTTAAAAATTTGAAAGGTGAAGACGTAACTTATATCAAAGGATACTCATATACAAAGAAAGCCCATTATCTGACAAATTTCCGATTTTATCGAAATAATACTGAACATACAGGCTATGACGGTGTACAGATATCCAATTCAGTAGGTGAAGTGTGTTACAATAGGTTGTATGATTGTGCCTATAAAAATGAGTCAGCTCAAACAAGTGGACTATCCATTCAGAGCTTTTCAGGTAAATGCTATAATAATTTTCTGCTTGATAGTCATGGAGCAAACTTGCAAGTAGGTCCAATCGGTAATATTGAGATATTCAATAATGTGGCACAATCAAAGTACGGAATGGGGGTACAATTTTTATTTTCCTACGATACGCCCGAACAGAATCCGACTAACGCTCCCGCAGGAAATGGAGTTATAAATAATGACTTACAGATTGTATTTCATAACAATGTAATTTCTACGCCTGGAATGACAGCTAACGGACGTAACACCGTACAGATAAGAGGTGTGCACATGTATGACAATATTATAGCTAATAACGGTCAATTGTTTGGAAACATGACACCGGAGACACTTGCTGTCTGGGAGTCTCAAGCTGTCAATAATGAGGTTTTTCTTTACTCTGATTTGTATCAGAAAGTTATTGATTTAAAAATTGCAGACTACGTAAGTGGAGATTATTGTATTGCTTTTGATAGTTCTCTGATAAGTGCAGGTCTTGGTACTACCTTCAGTTTCGATTATAGAGGATATTTGAATTGGTATAATACAGTATGTCCCATTGGACCTTATATGGGTAAATATAAATCGGATGCTGTTGATGATGAGTCCGTAGAATTACTTTCCATTTCAATGAATAGTGGAAACTCTTCAACCCAAGAACGCGATGTCAGTGTTCTACTTAATTATACAGGGGCAGCTACTCGCTATCGAATTGGTGAGAGTACAGATTTATCATCAGCTACTTGGCAGAACATACCGGAAGGAAATACGGTTGAATTTACCCTGTCTGATGGATTTGGGCAAAAGACTGTTTATGCGCAAATTAGTAAAGGTCAAGCTATAAGTGATACTAAGTCAGCTACCATTGAATATGTAAGTACTCCGTTAACGTTGGAAGCTCTGATTTTAAATGGGGGCAAAATTACTTCAACTTCATTAATCATTCCTGTAACCTTTACTTATGCGGGTTCATTTGCTCCTACCAAATATAGGTTGGGTGAAGTAGCCGACCTTACAGGTGTTGAGTGGGTGGATTACTCTGATAGTGTTAATTACACATTTACTTCTATTGGTTCAAAAACGGTGTATGGACAGTTACAGGATGCGGAAGGAAATCTAACTGAGATTAAACATAGTAGTATTACTATTGTAGAACCCAGTGAAAAAATTGTTATTTCAATTGGATGGACGTTCAACGTATTAGGTGGTGTGGGAGAGCTATACGATGAGACAAACCAATTGGTTAAAGTAGCACTTCAAACTCAAAATATAGTTAGAAATCTCTATACTACAACAGGGCAACAATTAGGAACTATTACTAAGGTAGATTCAGAAGGTACGAGTTACATGATGGAATCACAGAAAGGTGCTTCTACCGGGAACAATAGCGGTATATATCCTGACGAGATTTTAGAACGCAATATCTGTACAGGAGGTAATTCTGAAAGGTATAGGGAATTTAAGATGGAAGGTCTTTCTGCTGGTACTTATAAAATTAGGTTATTCTGTTCTACGATACAGGCTAATTCAGGTGCTGAACGTTCTAAATGGAAAGTATCTGTGGATAGTGTAGAAACAGATTTTTTACTACCTACGGACTTTAATCCTAAAAATAATTTGACCCAGTGGTTAGAACAAACCGTAGAAGTCGGGGAAGATGGTTTCAGTATTCTTTGGGGAGTCGCTTCTTCGGGTTCTTACATTTATGTTCCTTTGAATATTATAGAAATAGAGAAGTTATAGTTGTATAGCTCTATTTAGCTCAGTTTGTATCATTTCTGCAATTTTGTCAGAAAGATATTTAGATTGCCCTATAAACTGACGTTGCGCAAAGGAACGTTTGATTTTTCGGGTATGAGATTTAACGCTATGAGCACGGACAGTTCCTGCTTTGATTCGTTTACCAGAACGGGTATAGGCTTTGCGCTTATGGCTTTTTCGATCGTGGGCACGTACTGTCTCGGTGCCTTCGACAGTTAGGCCGTCGTTATGAGCACGGGCATAGGGGACATCAGTTCCGATAATGGCGTAGTCTGCGCCAACATGAACTTGGCGGATGCTTCTTTTGAGGCGTCCGCTTTTTATTAGGGTCGAGCCTTTTCGCTTTTTTGTTTTAGGCCACGGATACTCACGGTCATCAAGCCAGTTCTTTTTGATGAAACGTTCTTTGGAGAAGTTGACGGCAAGAACTGCGGCCTTATGGGGGATGCGTGTGATGGTGCGGTTGATGTTATCGCAGATACGGATGAAGTGTTTAAAATCGGGTTGCATAGTGTTTAAACGTGGTTTAAATTGTTATTAATAGGTGGTTTCAATGCTACGCACGACGCGCATACACATGTCGATAAACCATTCTTCAATCTGATTAGGTTCCATGTGTTGGAGGGTTGTGTTTGCGGTATTGATGCCACCTTTGTTAAAGGCTTCGATGTTAACTGTGAGGTTACGGATTTGGCGGGCAGAGCCGACGACGGTACCAACACCATCACTGACGGGAGGGGTGACGGGGTTGTTGGGGTCGGTTTTGTCGCCTTTTGGGGTGATTAGAGTGATTAGAGAAGGCTTGTTTTTGTAGGCGGTCTTCCACGT